TGGTATAATTTCTATATACGCTGGTAAAACGGCACAGTTCTTTAACAGTTTTGAAAAACGTCAAAAGTCCTCTCTAAGTCGACGGTGAATACGGCGCATGAGGCAGTTGAGGTAAGGTTTCTTAAGGGGAACCACCGCTATGCGCGTGGTTGGAGGGGCGCATAGCATCTACGCTCGGGTCGTCTATCGGTTAGGACACCGCCTTTTCACGGCGGGAAGAGGGGTTCGACTCCCCTTCCGAGTACAATAGAGAAGCACACTGCCCGGTACCGGTGCGAGTGGGTATAAGACATAGGCTGGAACCCTATGCATTCCTAGAGTTAAATCTCAAGCTCAAGTGATCCGTGATAACAGGAGTGAGCGGAGCAAACGCAACGATCTCAGGAAGGGATTTGCCAGTGTGCTTCTCTATGGTATAATGTGGATATTGTTAAGTGTTATCAGGGTATCGTGTATGGACGCATACACTACTCGGGCGCAACTGGCGAGGGACGCGTCCTGATATAACTGCTTAGTCGCTTTGGACCGCTGCAACGGACTCCTAAATAGAGCAGATAACACTTAACAATATTCACTGCCCCGGTGGCGGAATGGTAGACGCGCTGGTCTTAGAAGCCAGTGTCGAAAGGCGTAGGAGTTCGAGTCTCCTCTGGGGCACCAAATATGCGGGTATGATGTAAAGGTAACCTGAATCCTTGCCAAGGATTATTTGCGAGTTCGATTCTCGCTACCCGCTCCAACATGGTTACGTAACCTGGAATAAAGCCTGTCTAAGACACGTCACTCAAGGCTCTACCCCCTCCGTTAAAAGTGGTCAGGAGAGTGACACCATATTCAAGCACATTAGTGTTAGTGTGTTTCAATATGGTAGATAGCACTGGTTGTGCGGCGGAGACTTATAAACTCTGGAGACTGGTCAGATGGGCTGGAACGGTAGGGTTCGATTCCCTAATCTACTACCAAGTTTGGAGTGGAAGCATCAATGGTGATGCAGTGGACTGTAAATCCGCCGTCTTTTATGGCACGACTGGTTCGATCCCAGTACACTCCACCAAGTTTTTTGGTCCTGTGATATAGTGGTTATTATACCGGCCTGTCTAGTCGGATATCGGGGTTCGATTCCCCGCAGGATCGCCAAGTATTTTAGCCGTGTAGCTCAGAGGAAGAGCAATCGCTTGATAAGCGATAGGTCGACATTTCGAAACTGTCCATGGCTACCAAAGAAATTCCCTGATAGCTCAGTTGGTAGAGCACTTGACTTAAAAATACAATTTGTATAAATAAACATAAAGGAGATTTTTATGTTTATTTGCTCTTATTGTAATGATGAACGAAAAAATGGTAATTCATTGAGAAACCATGAAAGATTATGTAAATCAAATCCAAATAGGCAAACAACACCTTTTCATGATTTACTCTTTCAAAGAGTTAACTGTGAAAATCAATACACTAAAGCTAAGGAAACTTGTGTTCCATATATAATGCCAGAAACTTCTAGAAAAAAAATATCAGACGCGAATAAAGCTAGGACTCTTGATTTTCTAGAAGAAAATGCAAAGAAAATCTCTGCTTCTGTAAGAAATAAAATAGTAGAAGGCACTTGGCACACTTCGTTGGCTAGAAGAATGCATTTTAACTATAATGGTGTTGATTTACATGGTACTTGGGAATTATCATATGCAAAGTATTTAGATCAAAATAATATCAAATGGATTCGTAATAAAGATTCGTTTGCATATATATTTGAAGGGAAAGAACGAAGATATACTCCCGACTTCTATCTGATAGAAAGTGACGAGTATATCGAGATTAAGGGATATAAAACAGAAAAGGATGAGGCAAAATGGAGTCAATTTCCTAAACATAGAAAATTGACGGTTTTGATGGAAGATGAACTAAAGATGTTGGGTATACTAGCATGATATGCTGACCGATACCGTTCTAGGTGAGGCGGGTCTGACTGTTAATCAGAAATAGATTGGTTCGAATCCAATTCGGTCAGCATATCATGTTCGAGCCCAGGTCGGGGAGCCAGAATGTGGGGAATGCTCAGGGTAAGCATGAATCCTTTGCAAGGAATCTGAGATCGGTTCGAGTCCGATATTCTCCACCATTATATATAGAAGAGTTAACGCCCTATTAGTTCTAGTGGTAAAACGTCGGTTTTGTAATCCGAATTCGGCAGTTCGATTCTGTCATGGGGCACCATTTTTTATCTTAGGAGTTTTATATGAAATACGAATGCCAAGTATGTAATCACATTCATGATGAAGAAATTGATGGTAAGTTTGAAGACTTGCCAATGTTTTATCTTTGTCCGAGTTGCGGATGTCATAAAGACGAATTTACTCCTCTAGAGCAAGAGTGAACCTAGTAGAACAGTTAGTAGAACTAGCTCAAGAAATAGAGTCTGAAGATCCTATCGATTGGGGAATGCTTTCTATAAGCGAGCATGATGCATACTCGACAATTGCATGTAGTGTATTAGAAAACTATCTAAAAACAGATGCTGATTCTAGAGATATGATGATGTTAGCAACTGTAGTTAAATTGACTGTTGAAAATTTTGTTCTTAATCTAAAATTATTAAAGCACGGAGTATAGCACAGCCTGGTAGTGCGCCTGCTTTGGGAGCAGGAGGTCCAAGGTTCGAATCCTTGTATTCCGACCAATTAAAAGGAGTTTATATGATACCAACTTTTGATATGAGAGGAAATGATGGAGGTAAAGGATCTTCTCCTCGTCCAAAGACAGTTTCAGATAAAGAGTACGCTGAACGTTGGGATGCTATCTTTGCTAGAGATAAAGAAGATAGTATAACTATGGAAATGCCAGGTACTCTTGGAAGTGCTAAAATAGTATTTAAAGAAGATAATTGATCTTTGCCCGAGTGGTGAAATGGTATACACAGAAGACTTAAAATTTTCCGTCGCAAGGCATGCCGGTTCGAGTCCGGCCTCGGGCACCAAATATCTCGCTAGTGTTTAACGGCAGCACGTTGATCTCCAAAATCAAAAGACGGGGTTCGAATCCCTGGCGAGGTGCCAATAAGGAAGTGTGGCAGAGCCCGGCTTAATGCACCTGACTTGAAATCAGACGACTCCTAACGGGGTCCGTGAGTTCGAATCTCACCGCTTCCGCCAAAATAACGGTGTACAAATATTCGTGGCTGTGGTATAATTACAGTATCGAAAGGAATATGGTACTATGGATAACGGAAAAGAAATCCTCCTGATTACTCAGGAAGAATGCGCCGAGGTAACTCAGGCTATTAGTAAGGTTTTTAGGTTTGGCATCGATGCTGAACATAATGGCGCAACAAATCGTGAACGACTTGAAGAAGAAGTTGGCGATCTATTGTGTATGATTGATTTATTGATTGAAAATGATATTATAGGCTCTGCATGGGTGGAGAAAGCTCGTGAACAAAAGCGAGAAAAGCTTCGCAAATGGAGTACGATTAAAATAAGCGGGTGAAGTGTTTGTGGTTACACGCCGGTCTTCCAAACCTGAATAGACGGGTTCGACTCCCGCCTCCCGCTCCAATTAACTAAGGAAATAAATGATGAAACGAAAACTAATCGTGCGCGAACGTAACTGCTTCGTTCGTCCAGCACTATTCCGAAAAGCAGGGTCGCACCGTAAGAGTAATAAAGCTCTACGTAAAGCGGCAAAACAATCTACTCTGGAGGCGTAACTCAACGGCTAGAGTAATCGGCTTTTAACCGATAAGTTGTGGGTTCGAGCCCCACCGCCTCCACCATATAAAAATACATTACACTTTATAGTGTGTTTCTATATGGTATTGCCCGGTTAGCTCAGTTGGTAGAGCGTCTGAGTTTGTGAAACTCGTAGTACGAGATCAATACTCGTATGACACCCTACTACTCGTATAATCGACGCCAATTTCCGCGGTTCGAACCCGTCACCGGGTACCATAAAATAAAAGCACCTTCATGGTGCTTTTTTCGTTTTAGGCGTATAAATAATATTAGGTAGTGCAACGCTACCAATAAGATCGAATAATAAAAATAAAAAAGGAATCTTATGAGAAAGACTACAACTACAATTACAGAAGTGACGCATGAACATGGCGTGATTTCTTTCGAAATCCCTCTTTACGAACGTCTTCTAGATATAGCAGCACTAGATAATATGCGTGACGAACACATTGATTTAATTACTGAAAGGACAGTTAAAATCAGTGAGGACATTGAAGGTGATGCATTAAAATTGGATCATTTGCCTGCAATTATAGCAGGAACTCCAGCAGCAGTTACTGCGCCTGCTGTTCCTACAGCATAAAGCTGTTATAGCATAAAAGATTTGAGCGAAAGCTCAAAACGTTTGCTGTGACGCGCACAGCATTTTCCGGAAAATAACAATAATAAAAAAGGAAATCAAAATGGCAGAAATTCTAAACCCAACAGGTATGATGATGAGTGGCGGAGACGGTGGTCTTGGCTTTGGTTCAGGTGGTGGTCTTATTGGTGGTCTTATTCTTGGCACACTATTGCGTAATGGCAATGGTGGTCTATTTGGCGGTAATGGAAATGATGGTGGAGCTGCTGCAGCGCTTCTACGTTCACCGCCAGAACAAGTAGCTGCAAATATGTCTCTAATGCAATCTATTGGTGCTGTTGATAAAGCAGTAGCAGTTGGAACTGCAGCAATGGAAGCATCACAAGCTGCGCAGACGATTGGTCTTACTAACCAATTCAATTCAACAACTGGTTCACTTGCTTCTCGCATTGAAGGTGTAAAAGACGTTATTAATACGAATAACGTTGCTTTGATGCAAAATCAAAACACGCTTCTACAAAACCAGATGGCTAATACTGCGACTATTAACCAAAATGTAATGGAAAATCGTTATGAATTAAGCAAGGATATTTCCAATGATGGTGAGAAGACTCGTGCTCTGATTACAGCACAGTACGAAGCAGCACTAAATCGTCAGCTATCTGATGCTAATGCTGCAGTTATTGCTCTTCAGACTCGTTTTGACCATGCTGAGCGTGCACGTGGTATTGAAGTTACTACAACCAATAACATCAATCAGATGCAACAGCAGACTCAACAGCAGCAACAGTATGGGCAACTATACAGCGCGCTATGGGGTTTATCACAAAGCATTCGCTCAAACAATGAAGCGATTAATGTTGGTTCTGGCACACAAACCGCTAATCCAACAAATACGAATAACAACATTCGTTAATTGAAATAGAACCCCATTCTCACGAGGAGTGGGGTTCTTATTTTAAGGAGAATGTATGTATCAATATCAAAGAATCAATCCATATTGGGCAGCATTCGTGCCGCCAATATCGCCGTTAATGCCTGCAGGAATACCTGGAATACCGCAGCAAAATATCATCAATGATAATGATAATATCAATATAGGTTCTGGTAATCAAACTATTGGTGGAGGTGGTAATCCAAGTCCTGTTGCAGTAACAGATGTCACAACGCCTACTTATACTGCTTTAGCAACAGATTATATGCTTTGCGTATTGACTAATGGCCCAGTAACAATAACACTACCAACAGGTATACTTGGAACCGTTTATATTGTAAAAGATTGTTTTGGCGATGCTAATAATAATCCTATTACTATTCAAGGAACTAGCGGACAACTAGTCGATGGATCTACTGCAATTGTTAATACACCATATGGTAGTATTTCATTAATATTTAATGGAACTGACTGGAGTATCGTGTGATATTACACACATCACACATCACACCTTTATTAGTTTATAACAACAATAACAAAGGAAACTAAAATGTCATATACAAATAATCCTCTCTCGATTTTAGCAGGAGCGGGTATCACAGTAACTCCATCAACAGGCACCGGTGCTAACTCTATCACTATTGCTGCAGGCGGTGTAGTTATTACAGCAATTAGAATTGCACTAACAACTCCCGTAGCAGTGCTATCAGCAGATGCTGCTATTAGCGTACAAGTACCTGGGCCAGTTGCAGTACAAGTTAACTTACCAGCTGGTGTCACAGGACAAACATTTATCATTAAAGATGGGCTAGGACTTGCAAGTGTTGCAACACCAATCACAATTACACCTACAGCAGGCACGATTGATGGCGCTGCAAATGCTACAATTACTGCACCATTCGGATCACTTACATTGATCTATGACGGCGTTCAGTGGCTATTGACTTAATATATCATGGCTTATAATAGACAACCCAATGTAGTGTTTGCAGGAACTGCGCTAAAGCAGAATCCACCAGCAAGCACGGTAACACCACCTGGAATAATTCCAGTCACACTTGATGCTGAAATAGCAACAACTACATCACTTGGCGTTATTCAAGTTGGTGCTGGGTTGTCTATTACTCCAGCAGGTGTTTTATCAGCTGCTAATTCAAGTGGTTCAATTAATGTAACACTAACTGCTGTCAATTATACTGCAACTAATTCGGATTATTATATTGGTGCAACTAAAAAAAGTATAACAATTACACTTCCACTAGGTACAGTTGGAAAAGTTTATATAGTTAAAAATCAAGTAGAAGGCTCGATAAAAGTCAAAGGTACCGGACAAAATTTAGATGATTCTGGAGATAAGACTCTTGGTACTGAAGCAAGTCTAATTTTAGTATTTGATGGAACACGATGGAATATCATATAAGGAAAATAAAATGAGAAGATATTACACGATAATGCGTACAGCAGAAGAGCCTAAAGTAGAAATTAAAGAACCAAAGGTAGAACCAACTGAAAAAGTTTGGCCAGCACGAGCAACTGTTTATGCAAGTGGAGAAGCTATTGCACCATCGCTGCCAAATAGTTATCAACTAGCTCAAAACTGTGGTAACTGCGCCGCATATAGTGCACTATCTAAAGAATGTTCAGCTTATAGTGCACCAGTATTAACAACATATTGGTGCCACACCTGGAAAGGAAAATAAAATGTCATATTTATTTCCACTAGCAACTACTACAGAGCTAGGTCAAGTTCAAATTGGATCTAATATTACTGTAGATCCAAACAGTATCATCTCTATCCCGCAAAGCGTAGCGATAACATCCGATGTAACATTCAATTCTCTTAATGCTACTACATCTCTTTCAGTTAATGGAACTCCAGTAGTTTATAAGTTGATTGCTGGAGACAATATTACACTTTCTGCCACTAGCGGTATTGTTACTATAGCAGCAACCGGTGAAGGTATTGCTAAAACAGTAGGAACTGCAACAAATTACACAGCAACAGCTACTGATGAGTATATTGGAGTAACTGCCACTCCAGCTGTTATAACGCTTCCGACTGGAATAACTGGAAAAATATACACAGTTAAAAATGAAGTTGGTAGTGGCAATGTCACCGTGAAAGGTACAGGATCAGAAAAGCTCGACGGTAGTTCTACTAAAACACTAAACAGTTATGGAAGCTTATCTGTAGTTTTTAGAAATGGAAATTGGAATATAATCTAATGACTAAATTGATACAATCTAATTATACTGCTACAATTGAAGATTTTTATCTAGGTGTAGACACGAAAAGTCCTATTACGATCACTCTTCCAAAATGCGAAGATGGTAAGCAATATATCATCAAATCGGAGATGAAGCCTCCTCTTCTAAATAGACACATTAAAGTAGTTTCGTCTGATGGTAGTAAATTTGATAGTTACGACGAACATATAATCGCCGTGTCACATGACTGCTTGTGGATAATTAAACATAATCAAAATTGGCATATTCTAAGATGATAGTACTGTAGTACTAGTAAAACGATATTGCTATGAATGACTAAATTGGTTATATATTGTACTATATTGAGTAATTGTTATACTATATAGAAGTTGGTTAAAGCCAACCGATGTAAAAACTAAACTCATAAAGGTGATAAAATGTTCATGAATGTAAGAGATATGATAAAACTTAAGAAATTTGAAAAAAACATACCTGCAAAAGAATTGTGGTGTGAAGAACAGCAAAGAGATTTAGAAATATTTTTTCAAAAGATTGATGATTTAATTGCAACAGCAATTTCTTCAACTAGTTCTACACAAGCATATGTTCAATTGCAGGAAGACAAAGCATCATTTGTACGTTATTTTCTAGAATCCTCGGAAAAATATAGACACATTTGATTTTATTTTTTCAACAAGTCATCTACAAATTCTAGCAATAGTTTGTGATGTCTTTCTTGGTGCCAATATAATGCAGTCCAGCTATAACTATCGTACCAGAATTTTTCACTTTCTGGGTGACAACCTATTAATCCGATTCTCTCTTGCACTATTGCCATTGGATCACCGTTGGCGTATGTAGACATAGTAGTAAATTTTGAATGATCTCCGACAAAGGCGCATCCGTCATAGAAGAACATCTTCTCCGGAGCGCCTTTCCATATTACATCAATTGCCTTAGCATGAGGACGTTTTGTATCACTTGTAGGACGAGTGATATATTGAACTGCATCTACTCCATCTAACATATTGAAGTAGTGACTGCCAGCCCAATAAGCTCCCATGCATATACCTAGATAATGACCTCCTCGATTAATAAAATCTAACACTCTTGCTTTGTTTTGTTCTAATAGAGTGTCAAAGGAATCAGAACTTCCGAGTCCTCCAGGTATTGCAATCATATCTACGTTATCAAAGAAATCTTCTTCAACATAGTTCTTTGAAAACAATTTGAAATTATAATATTCTTCAAGCGCTTTAATTATACCATTTGCGCTCTGTACAGAACACTTAGGATCAGCAATGAATAATGCAATTCTAGGTTTCATTATCCTTCTTGATTTCTTTCTCTCTGAGAGATAGTGTCACATTAATTTTTTCATTTAGTCTTATCAAGTCATTATCAAGCATACGCACACGATCAATTAAGTCTACCAAAGTATTGTTTGCATTACTAATGACAGGTTTAATCTCACTTGTTGCCCACTTCCATACGTAATAAACGAAATAACCCATGCCAGTAGCGGCAATAATAGGAAAGCCGTACTTATTAATCATGTCTATTAAATCAGCGTGCATTAATCTTTCCTAGCATCATTTTGCTCAGCACGAGCAATTCTATTAAGATCAGGAGGAACGCCAAGAGCGTGACTAACTCGTGTGTCAATTCGAATTACATCGTGATTCATAGTAGCAACTCTTTTATCAAGAGCTTCAATGATAGTATTCATTGTGTTAACAGCAGAAGTAACTCCTGCTAAAATAAATTTGAGTGTAAAGAATACAAAGTAACCTGCTGCACACGCTGCTGCAATAGGGAATCCTACTTCTGTTACTAACTTTAAGAAATCCATATTGCACCTTAAATTTTTTGGCTATATATATTTATAAGGAGATGTAAATATGGGCCAATATAGAGAAAAGGTTTGTCCAAGTTGTAGTTTAACGCATCGAAAGAAGGGACCGTTTTGTTCAAAGACATGTTCTAATATAGGACGTGATGATGAATATAAGCAAAAGATGCGTGATAAAATGCTTTATACGGATGAAGGACAACAGCGTTCATGGAATTTAAATTGGGATGAAGATCGAGATGCACCCGTATCTCCTCCCGATGTAGATGCCCCGTACTTGGGAAACAACCAGTTCGTGGACGACGGAGCCGTCTGGACGAGGGACTAGGCTGAAAATTTTTCGCACAAGCCCTGTACAAATATTCGTCTATTTGATAGAATACTACTATGGAAAATCAAATTGAACTTAAAAAAGGGTACGGGATCTGTCCCGTGTGTAACGGCTCTGGACGTGCGTCCACTGCGGACGATCTCCGCAAGTATGCTGAGGCGTACGGTTGGTATGGTTATTCGAAAGAGGATGACAAGTGTACCTGTACGAACTGTGGAGCGCAGACCATGTACGGTCGTCCGACTGGTCAGGTTCCTCTACGCGAGGATGGTACTCCTTGCGAGCACAAGTACGAAAGTACCAACACGGGTCGTTGTCTGACTCGGTACAAGTGTGTGCACTGTGTCTCTGTGTTTGATATTGACTCTAGCGGCTAAAGCCCTGTACAATAAATCGCAAATTTGATATAATAGCTACATCAAATAAGGAAAGGAAAGATCATGCAAGTATATGTTCTAATCGCTGATGGTGGATACGACGGTCAGGAAGTGTTAGGCGTTTATGCATCTCGAGATGATGCAGTGGCTGCAGCACACCGGTACGACGGTGGTTTCGCTGATGAGGGATTTTTGATTGAAGCTCGTGAGTTAGGTGCAGAGCCTGAAGAAGGCTTCTGGTCATCATTCCAAGAGCAATTAGTGGTTTAAACTGGAGTTTGAAAATGTTTCGTGAATATACTAACAAGTTGCTTGACATGATGGACCAAGGCGTGATCAGCGCACAGGTTGTAGCAGAGATGTGCCTCTCTTACATGAGCGAGGATGAGGTAGAAGACATGATGTTCGAGAACGACATCTTAGACGAAGATGAAGAGTGCGAGGACTCAGATGCTTGGGAAGCCGCGGCCGAAGACTTTGAAGACAGCCTCGAGGAGATCGATCCTATCGACGACTCAATGGATGGAGACTTCGACTCTGCTATGGCATCGGCAGGTATGGGAACCGACGAGGACTATGGTTACTATGGAGATGATTGATATAATCTATGCCGCCTTAGATGCTGGCGGCTTTCTTTTTCTAGCGGGCTTACTCATTGGAAGTTTTTTAACTATTTCTTTAGAGTGTTGAACAAAGATCATCAACATTAATAAAGAAACGTTAATTAGCGTGATAAGAACCCATGCAAAGTCCATGGATAATTCATAATCACCATTCAATCGCTTGTGCACGGCGTTATAAAATTCGTTTGATGCACCCATAACCAGCGCTTTATGTTTTTGATAATCTTCACCGAACATAGCCATTTCTGCTTGCACCGCAAGAATGCCTAACTTTTCAGCAAATGCTTCTGGTTCTTTCTCAGCTTTATAGTCTTCGATATACTTAAATGCTTTGATTTCAAGTCTAGCTAATTCATTGCTAAGTTGTTCTGATTTTAATATCAGTTCTAATTCATTTGGTTCGAATCCAACTTCTTTCACTTTATCTTTGAAAGATTTTTTAATGCCAGATTCGTTTGCTATCTCTCCATTACGAATCTGAAGGACTTTTTCAAAGTCAAGTTTCCATTTATCATTCTTTGTAGTGACGTAGTATCGTGCGTACGCAGTGAGATCATCTGAGCTTTTAGACATCTCCATTGCAACTTTTCTTGCATTATCTAGCTGTGTCAATTGCGATTCCGCTTTCTTGAATACTGTAAGTAATGCAAGTGAAGATACAAAGATTAATCCACCAAGAATAAAAGGCAATTTCTTATATTCAAAGACTTTATTTAAAATATTATTCATGTTGCGGCCTTCAATAAAAAAGAAAATAGTTGTTTAACTTCAGCTTGATAATTGGTCAAAATGATTAGCACGACGCCGAGCACCGCTGTGTGTGCTTTTTTGTCGGATTGCGCTGGTGGCTCAGGAGTTTTAGGCGCATGTCTACGATGAGTAGTATGTCTAGTTGGCATGTCTTAATGATCCTAATAGTACAAAACCTGTATTATTTATGTGGATCATTATTTCTAAAGCAACAAAAGTGCCGGCACGTTCCGGTCGACGTGGCGAGGACGGGTCACTTTTTTTCGTCCAGCCCTGTACAATAATTCGTCAATTAGATATAATAGCTACATCAAGTAAGGAAAGGGAACGATATGAAACTGCTGATCACCACTCAAGTTTACGAAAACTACGCTTGGCTCGAGGACGGGTCACTGGGCACGGGTACCGAGGCGTACTGGAAGCCGAAGGGCGGTTCGGACTACGTGGTCAAGAACTTCAAGGACTTCAACCGCGTCACGGAAGTCGTGATGGCGCTGCGGTCGCAGATCGAGAATTCCAGTGATGCGTACCTCGAGACGATCGTCGACTGGGAAGTCGTAAAGGACGACTACCTCACGTACTTCGAGCGCAGTCAACTCGAGTACGAGGGCAAGATCACGCACGGTCCTAAGGAATTGGCTTGGTAAGCCCTGTACAAATATTCGTCAGCGTGATATAATTCTATCATGAAATCAAAACAGCGAACCCTAGCATATGCCTTTACGGCATACCCAACGTCCACTTCCGATATGGAGAAGATTGCTCTGTTGCGGCGAGTGGTGTCTAACATGAATAAGGAGGAGAGGTTGCGTCTCAAGGGTAATCCTAATGCGCAGCTTCGGCTCAAGCGAGTGTGTCTCAAGGCACGTCTCGGAGTAGGTAATCCCGCGGCGATCAAGTATCGTCACCAGTATATCAAGAGTATCAAGCTCGAAGATGCAGAACGTGTTGATGTTTACATTCAGAATCGGAGTCAGTACGAATGAAGTTCACGAAAATCAAGCCAGTGAGTGGCACGTCCCTAGTTGGTAATGTTTGGGCCACGTTCGACGAGCTCGAGCGTGTCTTTGGTAAGCCTACGTATGGTCCGGACGACAACGTCGACGACAAGGTCACGTGTGAGTGGAACCTTAAGTTCAGTGATGGTACGATCGCTACGGTTTATGACTGGCGTGAGTATCGTACTCCTCGCGATCGCTACGAGTGGCACGTTGGTGGTATGAATCGGCGTGCCGTAGATCGAGTGATGGAGACGCTTGAGTCATCGCAGGTCGTTAGTTTGAATCTCTGCGAGTTCGACAAGCAGCGGAAGGTGTTGAAGTTGAAGTCGGATCACGTTGGTATGCCGGTCGAGTTGTATATCGAGAGTCACATCACGGGTCGTACGGTCAAGTTCGTGCAGCTCGAAGAGAGTGATCCTTTGTTCGATCAGGACATGTGGGATGGTGAGATGTGTATCTATCGTCCAGTCCGCAGTGAAGCAGCGACCAACGTCGATCATCTAGTCATTTATAATTGTTGAGGGTATCATGGATCAAGTTCTTCGTCAGTTCTCGTATGGTGAGATCGGTTTCGATACAGAGCATTCGAACAGTGGTCCCTACTATATGATTCACTACAGGTCAGGTGCAGAGGTACGTGGTTACGACTCAGAGGACGAAGCTCTCGACGATCTTCACGAATTCCTTGATGTCTACGAGCATGCGGAGGTAAAATGAGTTGTCCAGTTTGCAATCAGAACTGTAACCAAGGACGCAGTTGTCCATTGAAGCCAGTCAATCACCTCACAGCAGTAGCAATCATCGCCGCCGTGCTACTGCTGTACCTCTTCATTACAATTATCATAGGAAACTAAATCATGCAAGTATATGTAGTGTATGTCACCCATGCTGGTCTAGATATAGATCACAATCCAGTAAAGGGAATCTACGACAGTATAGAGAAAGCCAAGCAACACTTTGACGATCTAGTAGACTACTGCGGTACGGTACCATCGGAAGATGATTTCGAGTACTACCACGAAGACAGCTCTACCTATATCGCAATCGAAGAATGGAGTGTAGAATGAACGAAGTAGCAACGATACGAGTAGATCTCTTCGACGTAGACGTAGACATACGGTATGATATACTAGAAGAGATACACGAGATGCTAAAGGGAGTACTAGAAGAAGATCAGTACGATCTAGTAGTATTTGACTAGAAGTGGTACAAAGTGGTTCAAAGTGGAGGGAAGTGGTTAACGAAAGGTGCGAGCTGGTATTTATATGTAGTTACAGGCGTACTTCGCAGCGCGGAAAAACCTTTTCAAATCAACAACTTATGTGACACTCGAAAGTACAGGAAACCCTTTAAAATCAACGGGTTGTGTACGAGGAACCGTACGAAAAATATTTTTTTGTCAGGAGAAAAGTTCTTTAAAATCAATGGCTTAGGTGACCGTCGCAGCGCACAAAGCCCTGTACAAATAATCGTCAATTAGATATAATAGCTACATCAAGTAAGGAAACAGACGAAAATGACGAAATT